TCAACAATATCTAGAAACACACAACAATTGGCCTGCACAGATGTGGATTCAAACATCTTATAATACTGTTAGCAATACACACAATTCTGGTGATAACTCAAAAGCATTTAGAGGAAATTACGCAGGTATAGGTTATATTTGGGACGAGGATAACAATATGTTTTTTCCACCAAAACCATATCCATCTTGGGTAAAAAATACTACAAATGCAAATTGGAAATCACCAATAGGTGATGCTCCTGCATTAACTGCAGAGCAACAATCACAAAATGAAGCTGACACTCACGGCTGGTATTACGTGTGGAATGAAGAAAATCAATCCTGGGACTTGACAGACGCAAACGCATAAATTAAAAAAGGTGGTGGTATGCAAAAGAAAGTATTAAGCGAACAAGCATTATATTACGGTGATGTGGCGATGCCCAAAGATTGGGACATTGACCGAGATAAATTATCAGGCGACATTTTACAATCAGTCATTCAAAATAAAGATTTTCCATTCTCACGAACATTCGATATGTTGAGCACTTATATGAGAGATCATATACATTTAGAATATGGATTTACTTTAATTAATAAAGATACTTTTGGTAATATCTATAAACCAGGAGAAACATCAAAACCTCTTAAAAATGTTGATCCAGTAGATCTACGTAATTCTCCAGATTATACATTACTTTATGGTGTTAAAGTCAAAGACTGTATGGTTAGAATATATTATGAAGATAACAGACGAAAGGGTAGATCTTGGGACATAACATTAGAAAATAATATGTTTGTTATGTTTCCATCAACCAATATGTATTATCTAACCAATAATCAAAAAGATAGTTTAAATTTTGTACAGACAATAACATATGAATATATCTAATCACTACTGGTATTTTAGTGGTGTTCTTACACCTAGATTCTGTGATGATGTTATAGCCTATGCTAACGAACAAAAAGAAGTCATGGCTAGAACTGGTGGATATGGTGATAGAGAATTAAAAGAGGATGAGGTTAAAAACATGCAGCGTAAAAGAAAATCTGATCTGGTATGGCTCAATGATACCTGGATATACAAAGAATTACATCCATATGTTCATGAAGCAAATAAAAAAGCTGGTTGGAATTTTGATTGGGAGAGAAGTGAATCCTGTCAGTTTACAAAATATAAATTAAATCAATATTACGACTGGCACTGTGATAGTTGGGATAAACCTTATGATAGACCAAATACACCAGATCATGGTAGGATTAGAAAACTATCAATGACTTGTCAGTTGACAGATGGATCAGAATACAAAGGTGGAGAATTAGAATTTGATTTTAGAAACTATGATCCACATATGCGAGATGAATCGAAACATAGAATACAATGCAAAGAGATATTACCAAAAGGCTCTATCATTGTATTTCCTAGTTTTGTTTGGCATAGGGTTAAACCAGTAACCTCTGGTACAAGATACAGCCTTGTTGTTTGGCATTTAGGAAAACCATTTAGATGATACACATGTTTATGAATAAACCACATCAAAATATTTTTAATCAAAACTATAAGTATTTTATTTTTGAAAATAATTATTCAACACAAGTAAAACCTAAAAAACTTGCTAGTTTTATTTTAAAAAAAGAAAAAAATATAATTAATAAAACAAAAGAAGAGTATATGAAATTTATAGAAAATAATCCTACATGGATAGACGGTGCTACTGGTTTGGGTAATAATAGTTTAACATCAAGAAGTCCTTTGTATAATTTAGTAGAGTTTAAAGAAACAGGTTATTTAAAAAAAATAATTAAAAACGCACACATGGATTTTATGAAAGAATTAAATTTAACATTTGAGGATAGTTTATACATACAGTGTTGGGCCAACGTAATGAGAAAAGGTGAAAAAATAAAAAAACACTCTCATTCTATAAATAATTATGATTATTTGAGTGGACATATTTGCATACAAACTACAGATACAAATACATATTATTTAGAACCATATCATAAAGAAAGATTTATTCTTAAAAATAACCCTGGCAGTATAACTTTGTTTCCTAGTTGGGTAGAACATTTTACAGATAAAGTATTAGATGATAAGGAGAGAATAACAATTGCTTTTGATTTAAGAGATTCACAATCAATTAAAGACATATACCCTAACATGAGAAAACACTGGAGTAAAATATAATGTTTATAAATAGTTATTTTCCAACTGTAATTTGGAGTGAGGAAAAACCAGAATTTATCAAATCATTAAATAAAGCAAGTAATAAATATATTGCTGATGCTCGTAAAAGAGAAAAAGAGCATATAAAAAAATGGGGTGACTTTGGAAGATCATATCACTCAACAGCACTTACAGCTGACAATGATTTTTTAGATTTTAGAAATTACGTTGGTCAAAAATCCTGGGAGTATTTAGATCATCAAGGATATGACATGACACAATATACAACTATGTTTTCTGAATTATGGGTACAAGAGTTTGCTAAAAAAGGTGGTGGGCATCATTCAGCACATATACATTGGAATCAACATGTATCAGGTTTTTATTTTTTAAAATGTAGTGATAAAACTTCTTATCCTGTATTTCATGAACCAAAGACTGGTGCAAGATGTACAAAATTAAAAATGAAACCAGACATAAAAGGTGTATGGACCGGTCACGAACAATTTCATATGAAACCAAAACCTGGAACATTAATCATATTTCCAGGTTATCTAGAACACGAGTATTCAGTAGATTTTGGTATTGAACCATTTAGATTTATACATTGGAATATACAAGCAGTGCCGAAAGGAATGGCAAAAGATGTTTAAAAAGAAAAAGTATACAGTTATTAAACAAGCAATATCAAAAGATCTTGCAATATTTATTGCTAATTATTTTAGAATGCAGAAACAGGTTTATGATACTTGCAAAGCTGCTAGATACTTTTCACCTTTTGAAAATATATTAGGCTATTATGAAGATCCTGTTGATGGACAAATACCAAATACATATTCTGCCTATGGTAATATTGCTATGGAAACTTTATTACTTAAATGTCAACCAGGTATGGAAAAGGCAACAGGTTTAAAATTATATCCTGCATATACTTACGCAAGAATATATAAAAAAGGTGATGAACTAAAAAGACATAAAGATCGATTCTCTTGTGAGATATCTACGACCATGAATCTTGGTGGTGATGATTGGCCGATATATCTAGAGCCATCTGGAGAGGTAGGTAAAAAAGGTGTCAAAGTAGATTTAAAACCAGGGGATATGCTGGTTTATTCTGGCTGTGAGCTAGAACATTGGAGAGAGAAATTTAAAGGCAAAGAATGCGTACAGGTTTTTCTGCATTATAACAATCGTAAGACACCTGGAGCTAAAGATAATATGTTTGACAAACGTCCACATTTAGGTCTTCCTTCCTGGTTCAAACGATGATATAATCCTTAGATGGAGGCAGGGCACCACCACATACCCCCTGTCTCCTTTTAAGGAATTTTATGAGTTTAGGATTTGACGCAATATCAACATTACCATTTGCTACATCAACAAATATTGGTGATGTAGCCGTAATTGTAACAGGTAACAGTCTATCCATAAATATCGGTAGTGCAGGTGTTATTGCGGATGCAGTTACTGAAGAAGCTGATCCAAATAGAATTACATTAGGCACAGGTACTTTAACTATCACAGCTGACGCTAATCACACGGTTACAGGAAGTGCAGTATCTTTAGGTTTAGGTGCGTTTACAATAAACATAGATGCCAACGCGACTCCTTCTGGAAACTCGTTGACCTTAGCTACAGGAAATGTTACAATAGCAACCACAACAAATGTAAATGTTTCTGGTAATGCTTTATCATTAGATACAGTAGAACCAGGAGTTATCACGTGGAACGATATAATACCAGGAGCAACAATGGTTTGGACACCAATAAAACCGTACTAATATGGCATCAACATTTTCATCAGATTTATCATTAGAACTCGTAGCAACAGGTGAGAAAGCCGGTCTATGGGGATCAATTAC